ATGCCGCAATCGACGCCGACGCCTCGAATATCGGCGCCATGGCGATAGGGCGTGAGCATCCATTTGCGCGCCTCCGTCACGACGGCCGCGCGTTGCGCTGCCTCTTCAGCAGGGAATCGGCGGACGCCAGTGGCGTTCGCCTCGGCGCGCCCCAAAACTTCGTTCACGATGTTGCTCCTACTTGCCGCCCTTGGCGCTTCCGTTGGTGACGGAGGACAGGGGGCCGGTCATGATCTGCGGCGGCGGCACGAAGGGGAAGCCGCGGAACTGATTGAGGTTGTTGAAGCGGGCCTTGCAGGTGTTCATCGTGTGGTCGCAGCCGTAACTGGCAACGAACGTGTCGCCCGACGCGGGCGCGTAGGGCAGCGGATAGGAGAGGATCAGGGTTCCGTTGCTTACCGCCTTGATCGTCACGTCGGCGCCGGTGTTGGCGCCCGAGGTGAAGGCGATCGTGCCTTGCTGATAATCGGCTGTCGCCGCGCTCCAGACGACGGCGTTTTGCGTTGAGCCGGCGCCGACCGCGCCCGCGGTGGAAAAGGTTCCCGCCGCCAAGCCGCATTGCGCGTCGTAAAGCACGTGCTGGCAATCGGCCTGGTAGACGTTGCGGGGCATGTCGATGTCGAGCAACACTAGATCTGATGAGACGGTGATCTGCGCGCTGGTGCGGCCGATCGAGTCGATCTTCGACACGCGGCCCTTGAACAGGATCACCGAGCCGATCGGCGAGGTCCAATTGCTGAAGAAGACTTTCTCGCGCTGAACTTCGGCGCCGTCGAGCAGGCCCTGCTGCATCGCCTGGAGGAAGGGGATGCCGCCGATCGTGTCGGTCGCGCGCGCAAACAGCGTCACCTGCTGGCTGTCGACGTTCACGCCGCAGCTCGCCTTGTATTTCAGGCCGGCAATCAGCACCGAATTGGCGAGGTAGGTGTAGCCGTTGAGCGAGACGGGCATATCCAGGTCGGTGTAGGTCAGCACCGTGCCCGTCGCGAGCCAGATGGTGAAGCACTCCGCGGTGAGCAGCGGCGCGTCGGAGGTTGGACGCAATGCGTTCAGATAGGAGATCAGCGCGGTGGGAGCGGATTTCATTTCAGCGCACCTGACGGAATTTGAGGCCGTCGATCTTCCACAGACCCGACAGGAAATTTTCGAATTCGGCGACGTCGTCGAGGAAGCGGCACTGGAAGCCGTAGGAGAACGTCGCCGCGATGGTTGCGCCGCTCGTCGGCGCCGTGGTGAAGGCGAGCGTGTTGGGCGCGGTGAATGTGTAGGCGGTGGTCGCGGCGCCGGCGACCGTGACGCTTGCGATGGATGTGACGCTGCTTACGGGTTCGTAATAGCCTCCGATGGCGCGTCCGAGTAGGAAGCTCTTGGTCGCGCCGTCGCCGGTTGCGATGGTCTGGCTGGTCGCGGTGTTGTCGGTTGGATCGACATAGAGGAAGGTACCGAGTTGGCCGTTGCAGGACATCCAGAAGCCCATCAGAGTTTGCAGCGATTGCGCTTGCGCGCCGGCGTTGGCGCCGGAGGAGTCCAGGGCGTCGAAGGACAGTTCGAATTGGTAGAGAGCGTGGGCGTAGAGCGGGACGCGCACTTCGCGGCCCGAGGAATGCGGGGCGACGCGGGTCGAAAAGGTCGGCGTCTTCTTGACGCTCCAGCCTTGGCCGGGAAGGGTCGGAAAGATAGGAAGAGTCACGCGCGCACCGTTGTCAGTTTGAGACTCTTGAGGTTCCAGAAGTCGGCCATGAATTGCTCCAGGTCGGCGCCGTCGTCGGCGAAGCGAGCGAGGTGGGCTGCGGTGAAACTCGCCGTGATGACCGCGCCTGTGGCGGGGGCGGATGCGAAGGTCACGGTCGCCGGCAGGATCGACAGGGCGTAGTTCGCGGACGGCAGCAGTACGCCGTTGACGTAAACGGTCAGGTCGCCGATCGTCGCTTGCACGGTTTCAGTGTAGCCGCCAATTTCCCGGGTCAAAATAAAACTTGTCGTTGCGCCATTGCCTGTTCCGAGCGGCGCGTCGGTCATCTGGGCCAGCGCGTCCGGCGGCGCGAACAGGAACGGCTGCGCCTGGCCCGCTTGCGTCGCGATGAAGGCGATCACCGTTTGCAATTCGGCGAAGTCGGCGTCGCCGCGAAGCAGGTCGAAGGTCAGGTCGATGTCGTAGAGCGGGTTCAGGCGGCGCGATTGGCGCAACTCGCGGCCGGAGACATGGGCGTGGACGCGGGTGAGGAAGCGCGGCTGGTATTTGACGCTCCAGCCTTGGCCGACCAGCGTGGGAAATGTTGCGAAGGTTCCCGGAGCCGGTGGCGCGCCCGGCGCGGGCGGCGCCACGGCGGGGCCCTTGCCCCCGATCCAGTTGCCGGTCGCCCAGTCGTCACCGTCGCCCCAGACGCTGGCGTCGAGCGGAAAGACCGGGAACGGCCGCGCGTCCCAGTTCCAGGCGCAGCAGAAGGGCGTGAAGATCATTGCGACGCCTGAAGCCGACGCCGCGTTGTTGGCGCTCCAGTAATCGTGGATGGCTTGCAACGCGAGATCGGCGAGCGCGTCGTCGCGTTGCGGCGACCAGCCCATGCCGTCCGAACCTGTCCAGAGCGACCAGAATGGCGTGGCGCTTTCGGAGGATTTTGGATCGTAGAAGACGTTGGGCTGGTTGGTGCAGCGGTCGACGGTGGCGAATCCGTATTCGGCGAAGATGATGGGCTTCGATTGCGGCGCCCAGGCGGTGGCGGGGCCGTGGGGACTCCAGCCGGTTCCGTCGCCGTTGTCGTAGATCGCTTGATGGGTGTTGTTCCACCACCAGCGCAGGCCTTTGCGCGTCAGCAATTGCTGGTTGGCGGCGAAGGGGTGGCGTGTTTGCGTGACGCGGTCGCCGAGCGGCAGTGTGCAGCGCTGGTCGGTGCCGAGCGGGTCGAGGCCCATGCCGCCGCTGGCGCTGTCGTTGTAGTACCAGTTGTAGCCTTCGCCGCCCTCAATGTTGGCTTGAAGATAGGCGGCGTTTTGCAGGGAGGGTTGGCCTGGCAGGCCGAGGCCGTTCATGGCCGCGGTGGACGGCGGCCAAACTTGGGGGGCGGGAGCGTTCCAGTTCTGGCAATCGAGGCCGCCGTCGTCGAGCGTCCAGTCGGACAGCGGTAGGTAATTGTCGAACGAGACGACGTCGATGTTTTGCGACGCGAACAGGGAGTCTAGATGCGGCCATTGGCCGTTGGCGTTGGCGTGCTGCCAGCCGTTCCAGCTCGACCAGTCCGGCGAATAGGCGATCAGGTTCTTGTTGTCGGCGAGGTCGCGCGTGAGGCCGGCGGCGTCGAAGGTTGCGCGTGTGTCAGCGGCGAGTTGCGTGAGGCCAGCGACGAAGGGGTAGTCCCACTGCGCGTGGCCGTTGGCGTCGGTGGTGGCGGCTGGCGTCCAGTTTGGGCCGCGTAAAATTTCGAGGCCGCGCAGTTCCGAGCCGATCAGGAACAGATCGACGCCGCCCGCGACCACGCAGAGATTGGCGTAGTGCAGGATGAAACGGCGGTAGGTGAAATCGGTCGGGGCGCCCGAATAGGCGACGGTGAGATTGGCGGTGTCGCGCGCGAACTGCGAGGGTGTGGCGGCGCCGAGGAAATTGGTGACGGTTTGCGTGGTCGTTGCGTTGAGGTCGCTGTTCAGGCCGATGCGGCCGCGCCAGGGTTTTCCCGGCGCATCCATCAGGATGAAGGGATAGAAGATCACGCGCAGGCCTCTCGCGCGCAGATCGCGGATGCAGCGCACGATGCTCTGGTCGGAGGGCGTACCGCCGTATGTGGCGGAGCCGTTGGTCGATGAGATCGGAATCAGGCCCGTCGCGTTTTGCGTCAGACCTGAGACTTGCCAGTTCGCCGAGCTCCAGGCGTTGTTGGCGAAAGTCTGGAACGCGCCACCGATGTAATTGGTCGAGGGATAGATCTGGCAGGTCGTCGCGTCGGTGGAATTGCCGAACCAGGCGCAGACCAGCGCCACCGTCCGGCATTCGGGATGCCCGGCCTGGAGCTGGTCGAGCGCGCAGGAATAGTCGGTTTTTGTTCCGCCCGGAGCGTAGTAGCAGTTGATGGGCGAAAGAGATGTCGCGGTGATTTGTTTGCCTTGCGCGGGAAGCGTGTCGTAAGTGAATTCGCCGGTCGCGGGGAGGAGGCAGAGGCCGAAGAGCTGCGCCATTGTTTAGGTCGCCAGATTGCGTAAGCCGAGATGATCGCCATTGCGGACAGCCTGGCTCATCGCCTTCATGATCTGCCGCGAATTGTTGCCGAGCCAGTTTTTCACGGAAGCCGCGTCCATGGCGGAGACGTTGAGATGAACGTGGGTGTCGCCGCCGCTTGCTTGCTGTCCCGCGCCATTGACCTGATTGCTCAGCATGGAGCGGAAGGCGCCGGCTTCGGCGGCGGGCATGACCAGTTCGTTTTGATGCACCATGGCGAGCTGATCCTGCGGGATCGACCAGGCGCCGATGTCGAAGGCCGCGACCGACATGACCGCGCCCTGCGCGGCGGCGGCAGGGCCGGCGGCTGCCGGGCCCATCACGGGAGAGAGGAAGCCGAAAACGCCGGCGAAAGTTTCGGAAGCCGAAGCGGTGATGCTGTGCAAAACCGAAGAAAAGATCGACGCCTCCTCGCCGGCGGCCTCGGCGCCCGAAACGCCGGTGCGCGCTGCGGCGCCCGCTGTCGCCGCGGCGGTCTTCTGGCCTTCGCCCGTGACCGAGAGCGCGACGAGGGCGAGCTGTTTTTTCGCCCAGTCGGCGACGACGTCGACGCCCATCTTGACGAATTGCGACACCACCGCTTGTGTGAGCGAGTTCAATGTCTGTTGAAGGTTTTTCGTGCCCATGATCATGCCGCTAAGCGAGGATGAAAACGACGACGACATCGAGTCGATCATGTGGTTCCACGGCGCGACCATTTGCTCGGTCGATTGCAGCATCAGGCGCTGGTTGTCCGACGCGTATTTCTGATCGAGCTGCAGCATGCGGTTGAGGACCGCCTGGCGCTGCACAAGACTCATGTCGCCAAGCTGCAGTTCCTTCTGCAGCATCGCGCGCGCGGACTCATATTCCGCGTCTAGCGCCGCGCGGCCGGCGGCGAGGCGCTCGCCCGCGCTCATGATCTTGAGTTTCGTCAACGCGCTGTAAAGCGCCTCCTTCTGCGCGAGCGCGCTGCGCTCGGCGGAGATCTCGCCGTTGATCGCCGCGAGGCTGGCGCGGGCGACTTCCTGCTGCGACGCCCCGGACGCGCGCGCCATGTCGTTGATCCTGGCGAGCGCGGCTGAGGCGCCGGCGCCGAAAGCCGCGAAGCTTTGCTGCGACTTGTCGATCGCAGCCGAGGCCTGTCCGACTCCCGCCGGCAATTGCGCAAGGGCGGCCGAGACGCTCGCGACGCCGTCGAGAAAGCCCGAAGCGTCGGCGCCGAAGGAGATTGAAACGCTGGAATCCGCCATGCCTGTCCCGAATGGTTGTTAGAAGCGGCCGGTGGGAAACAGGGCGCGCAGGACGCCCTGCGAATCCTTTTCCGGCTGTTTTTGCGGGCGCCAGACGCCCATGCCGGCCGCGATTGCGGACAGCAGGGCGGCTGGCGGCGGGTTTTCGCGCCAGTAGGCGTTGCGCGCGAGGATGCGCGCAAAGGTGAGTTCGCATTCCAGCGCGTCGGTCCAGGCTTCCCCGGACATCTGGCAGTAATGGGCGACGATCCGGTCGAAATCCGGAGCGCCCTCGCCTACTCCCCCGGCGCGGTCTCGGCGGGTGCGAACAGGCCCGTCTGCCTCGCGATGATCGCGAGCGCGCCGGCGAGATCGGCGAAGCCCGCTTCGAGATCGAGCACGTCGTCGCGGGTGAGATCTGGATGGGCGCGGGAGATGCCGGCGTGGACGACATCGATCATCAGGTCGAGGTCGTCCTGTTCGAGCAGGGCCGCGCCGAGGGGGTCGCCGGCGGCGATGCGAGCCTGGATGGCGTTGAGGCGCGGCAGCAGTTTCAGCAGGCCGGGAATGACGGTGCGCGCCTGGCGCAGCGAGAGCGCGGGAACGAAGAATTCCCGGCCGCCCAGAGCCGCCACCGGGGCGTGGGCGCAATCGATCTTCGAATCAATTCGCATGTCAGACCGCCGTGTTGATTTCGCCGATGTTGTTCGCCACGTTGGCGAAGGCTTCGAAATCCAGTTCGGGAATCGTGAAATCCTGGTTCTTGGAGGCGATGCTCAGTTTGGTCGAGACGCAATTGTAGAGGCGCAGCGACCATTGGGCGCCGGCGACGTTGGGATTGGTCTGGTAGAAGTCGATCTGGAAGGTCGGGGCGACGCCCATGAGCTTGTTTCCCATCACCGCGCGCGAGCCGCTGCCGGAAGACGTCTGGGTGTAGGAATAGGAGACCAGGATGGCCTTGCCGGAATCGCCGGACGCGAACGTGTAGACGCCGGCCGAGAGCGTATACTGGCCGACGGCGGGCGTGGTGGCGACGCGGGTGAGCGCCAGTCCGCTCGACGCGTAGACCACGCCGAGATCGGCGTCGAAGGCCGAGGCGTTGACCGTCGTATAGGTGTAGGGCGAGGAGGACGCGACCGAGCCGGCTTCGTTGTAGGCCCAGAGCTTTTGGCCGGCGTTCAGCGTCTGGCCGAAGAAGCAGTTGTTGTAGAGCGGGCCGTCGATGTTGGCGAATTTCGCCTTGCCGGTGATCTTGCCCTCGCCGCGGGCGAAGGCGATCGGGAACTGATACTGGCCGAACAGCTGCTTCGAGGAAAAGCTGAAATCGAGCGAGACGTCCTGGAGCGCGCCGAACTGCACCGGCGTCGCGTTGGCGCCGGACGGCGTGGCGATGAGAACACCCGAGCCGAAAGCGACGGAAGTTGTGTTCGACATGGATCATGGCTCCTTTTGAATGGGGCGTGTTTGCGCGTCAGGGCGCGAAGATTTTGATGGGCACGAGCGCGAGGCCCTGGCCGTCGAGATCGCCGGGGTCCTTCACGATGCGGCCCTCGATGCGACAGTGATAGACGAGGCCGCCGAGGGTCTGGCGGTCGGCGCCGGGTGGCGGCGCGAGCGCGAGGTCAAGCGCGTCGAGCGCGACGTTGAGGTCGCGCGCGGGAATGCTTTGCGGATCTTGGCCCGCTGAAATGTAGATGAACAGATCGACGTTGAGCGTGGTCTTGCCTGGCAGGCTTTCCGACGCGAAGGCTGTGGCTTCGGCGTGTTCGGTGACGAACAGGGCGGGCTGGTCGGCGCTGGCGACATCGCTCCACAGCTTGAGCCGGCGCGAGAGCGTGGCCCATGTGTTGCAGCCGTTGATCGGCGCCGAAAAACTCGCTTGCGCCAGTTGCAAGCACAGCGCCTCCATGATGGTTTCGCGCGCGTTCATGGGCTGTCCTTTGCGCGCTGCGCGACCTCGGCCAGGGTGTCGCTGAGCGCTTGCTGGATGTCTTCGCTTCTCTCCGCGAGAGCGGAGCGCATGTAGGAGCGTTCGGGAATGAGCGATCCCGGATGCTGGACACGGCGCGCGAAAAACTGCTTGCCGTTGAACATGAAGGCGAGCGCGCCGGCTTTGTCGGGGATGATTTCGTGCGCGGCGGTCTTGCCGCCGTATTCCTGGATCGCGTCGTAGGGCGCGCTGCCGTCGGCGGCGATTTCGACGCCGAACGCGGAGTCCTGGTTGTCCTCGTTCAACTGGATGGAGTTTCGCAAGGCGCCGGTGCGGGCGTTGAGCACGCCGCCGCTCAGGTTGACGCCGACGATCTGGGCGAAAATTTCCTGCGCCAGCGCGTCCAACTTTTCGGCGAGCGCCGCACGCAGGTCGTCGGGGAGCGCGGCCAGTCTGGCGGAAAGCTCCGCCTGGCCTTCGAGGCTGATTTGCAGCATGTCAGTTGGAGATGATGCGCGCGAAGCTGCGCAGGCCCTGCTGAACGTAGTCCGGCATGGCGGTGATGCGATAGGCGGCGGTTTCCTGACCGCCGAGACTTTTCGAGGTCGCGCCGATCCGGTCTCGGTAGCGGTAGCGGTCGGCGGCCCATTCGAGCGCGCACGAGGCGAGGTCGTGCGGCACGTAGCCGTAGGTGATCAGAACCTGCGCGCCGGAGTCGGCGGACGCGAACAGATAATTGCCGAATGTGTCGACAACATATTGCCCCTGAGCCGGTTCGGAGGCGACCGGCGTGAGCGCCGCGCCCGACGACGCGTAGGTGACGCCGCAATCGACCGCGAAGGGACCGTAGGGCTGCTCGGCGGCGATCCTTGCGTCGGGTGTGGCGTTCGGAACCGTCTGCGGCTCCTCGCTGATCTGATAGCCGGCGCGATACTGGACGACGACATTCTGCCAGCCGCGCGGAAAAAGGCCGCTGCGCAGCATCAGCAACTGCATGGCGCCGGGGGGATCGTCGTCGCCGGGTTCAAGCAGCCAGCCAAAACTGTGGCCGTCGGTGGATTGCGGGATCGATTGGCCGTCGATGCTCACCGAACTTATGGAGACGACGGGCCAGTTGCGCAACTGGATGCGGTTGCGGCCGTTGCCGTCGAAAATGTCGGTGACGTCGCGCGGCAACACGAAGGCGCGATTGAGCCAGGTGCAGATCGCGCGGCTGATCTGGCCGATCATGCTGGAGAGCAGGATGTCGTCGGCGCTGGACTGTACGCCGAGATGGGCCTTCAGCGCGGTCAGGGAAACGAGATCGCCTTGCGCCATGGTCAGTCAGCTTTCCGCTTGTTTCGGTTTTTCGCGGGCGACGACTCGGCGTCCGCGGGCGCCGGGACGCAACCGTGGACGAGGAGATCGCTGGCGAGAGTTTCGGCCGCTTCGAAAAGTCCCTGGGCGTCCGGAACAATGTCCTCGCCCGCGCAGGACAGCGCGGTGACGTCGGGAAGAGCCTGAAATTTCATTGGTCGATCCATGGAAAGATGGAAAGGCGGCGGGGCCGCCCCCATCCCTTGGAATGATCCTCGGGACGAGGGCGTGGGAATCGGCGGCTGACGAAGATCAGCCGTTGCCGATATTGGTGATGACCGACATGGACGGCGGGAAATAATGCTGCAGCACTTCGTCGGCGTAGACGCCGTATTCGTAACGGCGCGCGCGCAACGGCCATTCGATCTGGTAATAATCCTGGCGGGTGCGCATCTGGATGACGTTGCCGACGTTGGCCAGCGGATAGGGCAGCTGGCGCGTCAGGAACAGCATTGTGCCCGCGGGCATGTTGGGATGGACCTTGATGTCGAGCGATTTGGCGCCGGCCATCGAATATTTGTTCTTGTAGGTGGTGGCCATCACACCGCCGGCGAAAGCCTGGTTGGTGGCGTCGAAGATGAAGCGCTGCGCCGCGCTGGTGCCGCCGGCGAGAATCTTCCTGGAGATGTTCAACGCTTCCTGCGAGGAGACCCAGACCTCGTCGGGCGACAGGCGATAATTGTCCCAGTTGGCCTTGAGCACGTTTTCAATTTCGACGATGCCGCCAGCGCCGTCGGACGTGAGCGGCGTTCCGGTTCCGGCGACGCCGTTGGGTTGGGTCACGATCATCGAGCCGGAGCCGGAGATGAAGGCCTGGGAGAGCAGGCCGTCGAAGGCCAGTGCATTCGAGGACCAGTCGGCGGCGGGCAGCGAGGCCGCCGTCTGCGTTCCCGTCGCGGTCGCGGTGATGACCACCGAATTGATGGTGGTGATGGCGCCGAGGACTTCCGAACCGGCGACGCCCCAGAACCAGGCGTAGCCGGGGGCGCCGGCCTTGACGGCGACGGAGGCGCTGACGGAGCCCGTGGGGCCGGTGACGCTGACGGTGGAATTGGCGGATTTCTGCGCCGCGCCGCCGCCGAACGTGTCGGAGCTGCCATCGGCGTTGGTGCGGGTGATCGAGGCCTGGATGCCGTTGACCACCGAGGCGTTCATGAGGCCGTCGAGCGACAGGGCGACTGCGATGACCGACAGCGTCGACGTGGCGAGCGAACCGCCAGTGGTCGAGGCAGCAAGCGTCGGCGTCGCGGTGGCGCCCAGCGCAAGCGAATTGTTGCCGCCGAGGATCATCGCCTCTTCGCCGATCATCAGGGCTTCGAGGCCGGTCTGGGCGGCGAGCGCCCGGAGGTCGTCAAAGCCCTGGCCGGCGTATTGCGCTTCGAAATCGACGCTGGTTTCGATGCCGAGGCCCTTGTAGTTGGCGACGTAATCCTTGGTGGTCATGGCGGCGACGCCGCCGCGGTTGCCGCCGGAGACGCCGATGCGCAGGCCGGAGGAATTGATGGCGGTGATGGCGCGCCAGGCAGCCTGCACGCCGCCCTTGCCGGAGACGCGCGGGATCGAATTGCGCAGCGGC